TATTGCTTGCCACGAGCTTGTGCCATCGCCATCTTCGCGTAAAAATTTAGATCCGCTAGCTTCGCCCGTGCTTAGAATTGCTGTACCCTCGGGTGCGCCCGCACCATCATACAATTCAGTAAAATTATCGTTTATCGCATCAAAAGAAACGCGCAAAGTGTCGCCCGTTCCATCGTTGGCTGTTGTGCCTATATTAATCGTTTGCTTTGCCATCTTTCAATTTTGGTTTTTCAGTTTCTTGATCTGAAATTGTTTTCTTTTCGATGTACGCTTTTAATTTAAGTACGTCATCTTGCTTTGGCTTATACCGTTTCATTACAGCACCCAATTTGTAAAGTTAGTTTCTCGATTAGGCCTCATGTCGTCATCGGTGTTTGTTGAGTATTCAGGAAATAAAGCGTAGTTAATAGACATGTATCTGTTAAACCTTTCGGTATAGAAATTCGCATACTTATTCTGCTTTTCAATTAGCGAATCAACCTCATTCTTTTCGATTACCACTGCATTTTCTGGAGCGTGTTTGTAAACACCACCATTTGCCACTGTATATGCAGCGAAGTGTAAATACTCTAAAGCTGCGTAATTTATAAGCATCGGCTTTACGTGATCAGTAACCAAAGACAAATAAACACCTGCAAGTGTATCATTGATAATGTCAAGTTGTAACTTATTATACAAGTCAGTGCCTATTTGTTGCTGTATGTGTATATCTTGAGCAAGCTCAATGTATTGCATCAACTTGTCAGGGTCAACATTACCGCTAACAACGCTCTTTGCGACTAAATCTTGCTGTGTTACGAATAGCGCCTTCATTATTTATAACCTTTTGTTGGTGTATCTCTTGGCGCTGTAAGTGCCTTCTTAGCCTCGGCCTGCTCAACCTTCGCGCCTGCTCTGATTGCCTCGTAAACTTGCGCTTTTGTAACTCCGTTTAAAGCACCACCGCCCCACGCTGTGCCGTCTTTCTTTGCCTTCTTTTTATAGATTCTGCGTTCCCATCCATGCTGACAATTTGCACCGCCTTTATGCAAGAAAACGTCATATTGTTGGCCTTTATCTTCAGCCCCGCCTTTGCTACTCATTTCGCGAATGTCCTCTTTGCGATACATAAGCGCCTTACTTAGCAAAGCGTTACACAATGGCCGTGTTTTACCGCTCACGCTTGCGTTGCTTGTCTTTCGGTATGCGTAGCGTATCTTGAAGAAGTCAGTATCTTGGTAGCTATTTTCTGCAACACCTAAAGAAACAGCCAACTTTTTAAGCAATGTTTGCTCGTTTAATTCCTGGCGTTTTATCCATGAATTTAAAAAAGATTCAGTGTCAAACTCGGTTGATTCATCTTCAACTAAAGCGCAATCCAACAATTCAAAATCTTCGTCCTCCTCAAAAATTGTTTCCCCTAATCCCTCAAGATTTGAAACAATTTTTTGTGCCAATTCATCTTTTAAAATTGGCCGCGTGTCGTGGGCGCTTAACTGTGCTTGCTCGCTTCCGCTTTCAACCTTCCAAGGGTCAAGGCTCACAAAATAAGTTTTTAGGCTTACTTTGTTAAATGCCAATATTTCATCGACCGCGCGAAGTATTAAAAGTCTAAACGAATTTATTACAGTGGAGTCAAAATGCATCGAGGCCGTTTTTAATTCCTCCGCGTTATTTCCAAAGCCCGCACCGTCTTTTATTCCAACAAGTATCGGTGAAGTTACACGGTGGCCTCGAAGTATTTTATTTGTGGCTTCATCTGAAATAAATTGGTATTGTTTGTCTGCGTCACTTAGTTGCAGTGATTCAATCTTTGCAGCTTGCTCAACTGAATCGTTAAACTCAAGCACAATTTTAGCACCTCCCGAACCTGTCCACTTTTCAATGATTCGTTGTTCGATAATCTTTTGCGTTGCTTCATCCGGCTTGCCATTATTAAAGCTCAAAAAGTGCGTTGCGCTAAATCCGTTTTTAATATTGTTGATATGGTAATTTGCAACCTCTGATTCTAGTTCGCAATAAGGTGTGCATCCTTGATAATCTACCGATGAATAATAAAACGAACCCGAACGATAAGGACGGATGTAATAAATTTCTATCAACTCGCTTTTTGTGCCAAAGCCAAACGCGGGGAATCTCTTATGCTTGTCCGTGTATTTTGCTTTCGCCCAATCCGCGCAATAGTAGTATCCTTGAATTTCCCCGTCTTCATTTGCTATTTCAGCGCGTAGTGTTTCAATAGGAAAATGCTCAACCTTTTCAATCTTCTTTTTGCCTGATGAATAAACAACTTGAAACGCGCCTTGACCTTCGAGCTTTAAATCAAAAGTTGTGCGCCTTACTTCTTCTTCTTGAAATAGGCTCACCATCATTGCGTATTCATCCGGCTTACTCGACTTATCCCTTGCGTCCAAACCGTTACCGTAAATCAACTCCGTGATGCTGTTAATGATGGCGTTGTTTGTCGGGCTGTTGTTGTAAAGGCTAATAAGGTGCTGAAAGTAGTTGTTGTCTTTTCCGTAGGCAACAAAACCTTTGCGCTTGTCTTCAATTATTTCTGGGCTAGTGTAATCGCTCAGGCTTAATACGTGAATATTATTCTTTGTTGGCTCTGTCATTCTACGAATGCGTATTGATTAGTTGAGGAATTAGTAGTATAAAGCCCATTTTGGGTGCTGTATTTGTCCAATTCCGTTTGATTTGTGCAGAAAAGTTTACCGCGATATTGAATAGCAGCACCATAAGCTAGTTCTAACGTGTAGTAACGGCCTTCGATGCTGGTGAAATCTAAAGTAGAAGTGTAATAATTGCCCGAAAGCACAACGGCTAAAGTGCCAGTGGTGGCAACTTTTGTTTGTTCGTCTGTTAATGTGTATGTGTAAGGTGTGTTTTCGCTAATTCTATCAGCTGTGTAAAGCGTTGAATCTGCACTAATAAGTGTACTATCAGCTGTGAGCGCATTTTGGCTAGGCACCGAACGCGGAATGTAAATGATTGACTTATCTGTTGTGCTTATGATGTGCATACCTTTAAAACGGATATGCGCATTTTTGTTCTAGTTAATGCTAACGTAGAATAAAACACATGCAAGCACAATGTTTTATTCGGGCGTTAGCACCCATTTGAAGACCGAAACGGCACACGAATAAATTTTAGCCCTTTGTACTCAAAAGGATATTTTAAACGCTTCAAATAGTTATGACTAAATCCTTTTACTTTGCATAACTCAACAAGAGAACCCCAAGCTTCGTAGGATTCTCCGTTAGTTAGTATTATGATATTTTCATTCATTTTTTTACGGTTTTAACATACTTCCAAAAATTCAAATCAACTTCAATATTCGCTTTATCAGAAATATGCAAGTATTTACCTTCTTTGTTTTTGTAAATTTTAAAACTCCCAGCTAATTTTCTTAGCCTGGAGTTTGTGTATTCTTTTAGGCTGCACATATTCTTTCGTTTATTTCTAATTTGCTGATTGGGAAAAATCTACCTCTTGAATATCTGTAAAAACGAACTCCGTTTTTTGTCATTTTTGAGTACACATTAAATACTCTTCCGTTTTCGTATTTTATTTGCTCTCCTGTTTGTGTCATTGTAGTTGTCATAATTTCTTTGTTTTAATTTGATAGTGTAAAGATACAACAAATATTTATACCTGCAAACTTTTTGAGTAAAAAAGTGTAAATATTTTTAAAATAATTCTACTTAAACAAAAAAACGGGTGCTAACACAGGCTAAAAAACATTAAAACGATTTTTTAGCCAAACCGTTAGCATTAAGCACTTGCAGCCCGTTTTAATTCGCTGCCCCATTGCTCGGCCATTGCTTTTGCTATACCTGGAAATGTTTTGCTTCTTACGTGGCCTCTATCTTCTTGTTTAAATCCTCTATCCATAAAAGCGGATTTTCTTTTTGTCTTACCCGTTTTGCTGTCTATCCATTCCACAAACTCACCTTTACCAACGTGCGTTATTTCCTGGTCAAATAAATTTGGTTTGTCGTTATGATAAAGCGGAGGTAAGTTTTTGAGCCATAAGCAAGTAGTTTTTTGCGCTTCATCACCAAAGTAATAGGGTTGTATAACCTGGTCCGGCTTTCTGTATTCATTGCTCATTATGCCAACGGGGTTCTCAATAGCTATTCTTTCAATCGGTGCGTTGGCTATTTCCATAAAGAACTCAATACCGCTTTGCTGTCTGCCATCTTTTCGCTTTTGCTCAAACCAGGCCGCCCCGCTAACCGCTAAATGTGTGCAAGGCGGGAAGGCTATCATTAAATCCCAACCTTTTGTTAATTGCTCTAAAACATCGCCTTGTATGTGCCATTCTGGTTTGCCTCCGCTACATGGTAAAATGTCGCAGCTATAAGCCTCAAAACCTAAGTTTCTAAACTCTTTACAAACTGCCTGGCTTTCTTCACAAGCTATTAAAATCTTCATATCGTTTTCTATTTCGTGCCAAATGCTAACAAAACCTAAAATGCACTTCGCGACATTTTAGCCGAGCCGTTGGCAACTATTAAAATGAAACGTGCAAATTCAATATTTCGGACAAAAACGATATTTCAAAATGAAATAAGCGAGTCATATAACGTTGAATTAATGACGTTTGAAAAGTATTTGAATCGCGCACGTTATAAATTTCCAAGGCAAAGTTTTGAATTGTACCCATACAAATGGTATGATTTAAGGTGGCTAATTGATTATCAAGTTTATTTTTTCTCAAGGTCTTTTAAAAGTGACTTTAATAACACCCAAAATCTGAATAACACAAAAAGCGTCATAATTAGAATGATGTTGTTTTTTATAGAAGCCATTGCTTCAGCTATAATTTCAATCATAATATCTGGTATTTAAAAAATAAAAACAGTTGCCAACAAAAAATAAAATTCAAGCGGGCTTTGCAGGTTAATACTAATTATCTTTCTCATTCAAATGGTATGATTTAAGGTGGTTATGGGAAATTCCATCTTATTTAATACTCCTTAAAATATTCCGAATATCTGAGGCTAATATCAAAAGACAAACACATAAAAGAACGTCTGTAATTGTGCTTATAACTGAAATATTAGCTTTAATAAAATTAATAACCTCCATAATTATTGAAATTAAAAGTTAAAAGAGTTGCCAACAAAAAATAAAATTCAAGCTGGCTTTGCGGGTTAATCATAATTATCTTTCTCATTCAAATTTCGTCACGGTTGACTGCGCTTCGCTTCGTGTGCCCGCTCGAAATTTTATTTAATCGTTGTGGCAAGTGCTACTTTTTCTTTTTAACTTTAAATTTCTTTACTAATTTCTTTATATCTTCTTTTTTAAATTCTATCATCCAACTCCCATTTTCATCAAAAAAGTGTCTTATTGGTGTAATGTAGGCGTCTTTATTTTTCATTTTTTTAATTTACCGCACCAGCCACTAACAAAGGCTAAGAGCAATTGCCATCAAGCATAGTGCATATTTTGAGCAGTATTTAAGGCAACTGCTATTAGCCCCACAGGTTAGCATTACTCACAAATACTTTGAGCCTTTGCCCAGTCTTTGTAATCCCATTCGTTTAACCAAATAGTTTTAGTGTTGCCGCATTTGTCTCGGTACTTGCCCGTGTAAGAATAAACAACTATACCCAATTCATTTATTCGCGGATATGCCGTTGCTTTTACTGGATCAAAACATCCGCAGTCCTTTTTACAAGAAGCGAACGCGGATAAAATTACGATTGTGATTACTAATTTTTTCATTACGCAAATATATAAATAAAAAAGCCCCAACTTTTACGTTGAGGCTTTAATAAATTTTATTTAATTTTTAAGCAGCTTCTACAATCGTCACGGTCGCTCCCGCCATTCCATCAAACGGGTCTGCTGCCGTTGGCGAAGCGATGAAGTTTGCACCCGTTGGCTCTTCAGCTGTTAATGTGATTGTGTAGCCCGAACGGTCGCCCATTGCGCCTCCGGTTGTGCTGTCAGTTGTTGCCTCCGCTCCACGTAAGCGACCCATTAAACGAGCGTTGCCCATTCGGTCAACAATAACAACGTGAGGGCGTCCCCACGCCATTAGTTTAAGTTCCTTACTGATTGTTTTGCTCAACCCTTTCAAGTTGATAGCAAGCGTTTGAGTGAAGAATGTAGTTCCGTTTTCGCGGCTCGTTGTTGAAGGCTCTGAGTAAACGTTGTCGTTACCTTTTAGAACGTACTTGAACGCGCTAAACGTGCCGCTCATGTTTGTAACCTCATCTAAGGTCATCGTTACCGTTCCCAGGTCGCCAAAGTTCACAAAGTAAACCTCATCAATACCGCCAATATTACTTTTACAAGGTTCTGCGTATCCAAGTGTTAAATCACAACTCATAATTTTTTTGTATTAAAAAAGGGTAGGCAGGCACTTGGCTCACCTACCCTTTTTGGTTTGTTTTTATTTTGATTAACCTCCGTAAAGAACTCCCTTAGAAGCTTGACCTACGTTAGCGGCCATAGTGTAAATGCTTCTTACAAATTGAACGTCCGCATCTGCTTGCAGTTTTGCAACTTCAAACATGTTGATGTCATTTGCCAAATCTGTGTTCCAGCTTACTGCTGCTTTGCGTTGTGCGTATGCCATAAGCGCGTTCGGTGCAGGTACAAATAACACCTCAACTCCGTTGTAGTAAACCTTCGACATTGAGAAGTCATTGCCATCAATTACAAAGTTGATTTGCTGTGAAGCTCCGACCGCGTTGTTTGCGGTGTAGATTAACTGCTTCCAAGAACGTGGCGCATAAATTACCGTTGGGCTTACCGTGTCAAGTAAATTCTCTGCAGGGATTGCTGCGTAGATTTTGCCAAATTCTGCGGCTATGTTTCCTGCTGTTACGGTTGTTCCTGTTACCTTAATGTAACCACCTAAAGCGGCATTGTCATAAAGTACACGGGCAAAAACACCGTCAACTAGTCCGG